GTTAAATTCTTTTTCATCAATGTCTATGTTTTTTCCAAACTCTCTTACACCTTTAATAAGTTTTTGTAATTCGTTAAATTCTTTTTCATCAATGTCTATGTTTTTTCCAAACTCTCTTACACCTTTAATAAGTTTCAAGGCATCATCTATTAAGCCTAACTCTACCTTCTCAGACTTTAATTCTACCTTATTTAACTTTTCGTATACTCTATTTATTTCCATAACTATTTACTTGTTGGATATGCTCCTCTATCACTTCTTGTTCTTTCTGCTTTTGCAGCTCTTTTATGTCCTCTAGGCTTTGCTTTATAGCTTTTGGGTATTTCCTTAACTACATCATAATCACCTAACTTTTTGCTTCCTTTTTTACCATCTAAAGCAGCATCAATCTTCATCTTATATAAAACTTCTCTCCACTTATGTCTACAATAAACACCACCTTTAAACTTAAATAAGTCATACTTTTGACCATTGTGCATTGGTAGTTCAGCAGCTTTAAAATTTAAACTTCTACTTGCTTTGTCAATATCTTCTAATCTGTATACAACGCCTCTTTTACTTCTTGACATCATTTCTTCACAGAACCTTCTAGAACTACTCTTAGAACCTTTCTTAGTGCCTACATCGTACTTGTATCTAACTTTGTAATAAGACTTATCTAATATTGAATATCCTTCTGGATTGTTTTTTTAGTGGCGTATCACTTTTAACAGCTTCTGCTAAGTGTAAAACATCACCAGCCCAATCTTCTAAATCTGTATTTTCTTCGCTGTAATCTCTTATGTCTGCTATTTCCCATTCAGAATCCATTAGTTTACCTTCTAACCCTTCTAAAACTGTATCAAATACATTGTCAGGCATTTCAGGTTTTTTTGTAGCTAGTTTTTCTAACTTAGAATAATCATCTTCTTTAACACCAGTTTCTTCTTCTTGTACTTCATCATTAGATACTTCAACATCAATAAATTCTAATGGATCACTTGTTTTAAAATATAGATTTAAGCTTATTCCGTTTACTTGTAAAATAGAATCTAAAGCATCACAAATTAAATCTTGATAAGGCTTGATAGTAGTGTTTGAAAATAACCTTTGTGCAGTTCTAATTTCATCTTCATTAGAACCTAATCCACTACCACCCATGTCACGCAATCCAATTAATAAAGGACTTGTTACACGATGTGTTAAAAGAATCATTCTCTTACATTCTTCACTTAAATATTCATAAAGTTCTGGTGCTTGTTGTACTGGTAAACTATCAATAGTTGTTTTCTGTTCTGCATTGTGGTTAAATGCAACTATTACTTTTTCACCATTTGATCCTGTTAATTTATTTAATACTTGAGATTTAATCTCTTGCATTTTTTCATCTGAAGGAACTCCACTATTGAAATTTACTATAGTTCTCGAATTGAAACTTGACATAGTTTCGTTTATTAAATAGTCTGAAATTTCTGATTCTAAAACTGGATAGCTAGTAGAATAATCACAAGGACTATTGTAATAATATCCTGTAACATATCTACGAATAATAAAAACTTCATTTCCTTTGTTTTGTGAACCGAAAACAGGCATCTTAGTAAGTTCTGTTGCTTGAGTAACTTTAGTCCAATCAGGAGCATAATAATAGTTTTCTACAACCCCACTATCATTCATTTTTTCAGGTCTTAAAGTTTCTCTTGGAAAATGTGAAATAGAACCAATTTTTTTGCCTTTATAAGAAACTTGTAAAGAAGCTTCACCCAACATTTTTAAATCCAAACAAATTTTTCTTAAACAATCAGGGTTTAGTAAACCTCTCATTTGTGCATATTGTTCTGGCTTTTTACTAGAATCAGTTGCATCTAATCCCCTACCATAAATTTGTTGTGATATACCTGTAATAACACTTCTATTTGTAGTGCTATTCATAAAGGCATCTATCAAACCTTGATAATAATCGTTCTGTTCACCAATACCAACCCAGTCGCGGTTTTTTTCTTCAGTTATTACTGGTTTTTCGTATTGTGATAGTTCTACTAAGTGTAAATTGTTCATGGTGCGGTGTAATATTGATATTCGTTTGATCCTGTGTTATGCTGTGTATAAATACCAGAAGTCATTTTAAACGTTGATGAAACCTGATCAGTACAAAAAATTTTATCTCTAAATTCTAATGTGTTGTCAGTTAAATTATTAATTACTAAAGTGTAAAAATTGTTTTCTTTAAACAACGCTGGACTTCCAACAGCTTCTACATAAATAAAATTGTAGTAATATGAAGTTTTAGGCTCAATAGACATATTATTATTTGTTATAATTACTTTATTTTCAGATTCTGAAGTAACAATTAGCT